AGGCCATGCCCGGGGCCAATCGGCGTCCAATATGCAGCTGGGCGAAGGCGTCCAGCCGCGTGGCGCTGTAGAGGTGATCGCCCACCTTGAACTCGGTAGCGCTCATGCGATGCTCGCGGCCAGCAGTTCGTCGAGGTAGATGCCCTCGAATTCCCACTCGTTCATCGGGCCTTCCTCGTCATAGGTGACCTGCGGTTGTTTGACGAACGCCGCCTCGCGCACCGCGACGACATCCCCGATGCTGGAAATCAGGCTGATGGTGTTCTGCCCCCAGTTCGACGAGCTGATCTGTTGGAAGTTGTACATGCCCGACAACAGCGCGTTGACCGGCGAATTCTTGAGCAGGCGCACCGTCACCTTGGCCGACTTGTCGGCGCGCAGCGAGTGCATGCCGGAGCCATCGGCGCCGATGGTGAGTTTGTTCTTGGGCTCGCGCGGTTCGATGCTGATGCCCTCTTTGGCCGCGCCGCCTGTCAGCGAGAAACTTCCGCCCGGGCCGGAGATGGCGCAATGGGTGTCAAGAAAGGAATAGGTCGTTTGTGCCATGGCTGCTCAGTCCTTAGCGGTTGATGTTGAGGATCACGTCGCCGGTTTGGATCGCACCGGCCAGCTTGGCGGCCACCTGCGTGGTCACATCCTTGCGCGCCGCACGATCAGTCGGGTTCTGCGTGTTCATCGACGGGCGGTAGACGTAATAGCCCTTCGAGAGAAAGTCGCCGTAGTTGAGCGCGCCAAATCCCGCCTGCGTCCAGGTGCCCGGGGCGAGAAGGCCATTTTTGACGCCAGCGGCGCATTCCGCCTCGATCACTGTCGCCAGAATGTGGCCGCCTTCGTCTGTTTGCGGAATCTTGGTCGGGCTGGTGTAGAGCGCGTTGAAGTAGGCGTTCTGGATGCCGATAGCCAGCCAGTCCGCGCCGAAGATGGTGTCGATGAAATCACCCGATGCCACGACACCGTTCTGGATGATGGCGGTGTTGTTGTCGTATTCGACGAACACGTTGCAGTTGAAGCCAGCCAGCGCGGCAAGCTGGCTCGCGTTGACATACTCGGCCACCACACCCGGCTCTTGCTTGTACATCAGGGTGATGACCGTGTTGTTCGCCGTGTAGTCGGTGGTGAGAATGCGGGCGAGCAGCGAGACCATGGCGTACAGGCTGCTGGAGCTGTATTGGCTCAGTGTCTTGCGGTAGTCGAGCAGATGGAGCTGATAGCTGATGTTCGTGGTGTCGGAAGCCACCAGAGCCCCGGCTTCTTGATGCGAGACACCGTAGGCGTGCTTGGTGTTGGCCGCCTCGATGTAGGCCGCAATCGCCAGGTGATCGGTGTCGGCAGCTCCGCACACGAAGAGCGCGTACCACTTCTGACCGAAGGTGGAATCGAACAGCGTCGCGGCGGAGATGGCTGTTTCTGCAGCGATGCCAGCCACCGAGTAGGCGCCCGACGAGGTGGACAGACCGGCCAGCATGCCGCTGATGTCGGTGCCCGTTCCGGTCGGCGACAGGAAGGAAACGGACGAGGTGAGGCCAGTGGTCGCGCTGGTGAACTCGAATCGCTGATACGTGGCGTTCCAGACGCAGGTTCCCACGCCCGCCAGCCCGGTGGTGATGTCGGACGCGACGGCGTTCAGGTTGGTCGCTGCGCTGAAATTCAGGAGGCTGACCGCCTTGAGCGTGCCGTCAATGGTCACATCGAAGGAACCGGAGGTGATCGCCGTCCAGTTGGCGATGGCCTGCGCCGCAGCGGAAATCGTTGCGCACACCAGCTTTCCGCTGGTCGCGGTTTGCGCCCAGCGCCCGATGTAGAGGTTCGTGGGCTGGGGGGACTGGCCGAACCATGCCAGAGCGGCTAGGTATTCGGGCGCGGTCGAGCCGAAGTCTGCAGCCACGGAGGCGGCCGAGGAGTAGCTACGCATGCGCTCTTGCGTGTCGATGACGTTGGAGCTGCCAAGCACGAGCAGGTCGGAGAGGCTTTGCGCTTGGGCAGGCGAAGAGGCGAGATTGACCTGGACATTGACCAGATTTGAAACGGGGAGTTGAGACTGCGGCATTCAGGGCCTCACTGGGTGATGATGATGTTGTCGACCAGGCCGGTGTCGGTTTCGAGTTCGACCTCGCCGGACAGGATGGATAGCACCGGGTAGGTGCGGGAAATCAGGCGGCGGAACGTCACTTCGACGTCGATCCGGCGCGCCCATTGCTCATTGAGCAAAACCGGCAGCACGCGAGGATCGCCGACGCGAACCAGGGGGATGCCCTGCGCGTTGATTACCTCGCGGTTCTGATCAATTCCGAGCCCATCACGAAGCAACGCTTCCGTTTCTCCCGCGCTCGGGCCGTAAAAGCTGAGCCGGTTCACGATGATCTGATTGCGGCACAAAATGTAAGTCTCGGTGCCCTGCTGGAATTCCTTCCACGGCACGCCATCGTCGCGCATGGCAACGACTCCTTGCGCCATCCAATTCACGGCGCGGCCCGGCATGTTTCCGGGCTGAGGCTGCCATCTTGGGCGCACCAGCGTGGGATCGAGCCCCGTGACGCCGACAAACAAGTCGTGAAAGAACCGATCAAGCGCCTGATCATCCAGCGGCGGCGTGCCGCTGGGGATCAGGTATCCGCCGGTGCTGGAATCAGCCATTGTTCTTGGCCTGCAAGTCAGTCAGCTTGCACACCGCCTGCGTGAAACCGAAGCCGCCATAGTCATTGACCACGGCCACGACATAGGTCTGCCCGCGATAGATGATCTGATCGGGCTGGCCGCCCACAGTCGGGCCGTTCAGCGGGCTTTGCGTGGTGACCATAATGGTGTCGGCATAGGTCTGCAGGTCTTCAAAACGCATCATCCCCACCTTGGCCGGGCTAGTGACAACCGCAGGAATCGATGACTGCGTGGCGGTGGTGGTCGTTTCGCCGTAGCTGTCGATCACTTCGGAGCGCTGGACGCGGATGACCGTCTGTAGAAAATCCGGGTCAAAGGCTTCGGCTAGATTCAGCATCGTCGACAACGTAGGTGATGGACTGTTTGTAGGCGCCGGTCACGATCAGCGGGCTCTCGCCCTCAAATCCCTTGCTGCGCCGGTCTGCGAGCGTGGAAGGCGCCAGCTCGGGCGTAAGCACGTCGTTGATCTTCTGCACCACGGCATCCCGTGCCAGGATGCCCGCGCCCTCAAGCGCACTCTCTGCGATGCCCGAGGCGTTGGGCCGCAGCTTCAGAATCTGCTCTGCACCTTTTGCCATGCGACGCTGCGCGGCTGGCCACGCTTCTTGAACCCCAGGAATCAGGTGCGGGCGTGCGGGGATGTTGGCTTCCGGCGCGCCGAATTCGTTGATCATCCCGATTTCGGCATTCGTGATGGTGCCGTCCTTGCGCGCGTTGTCCGAACTCTCTGAGGGGATGCCCACCAGCACCTCGCGCTTGGCCATGTCTTTCATGGCCCGCATCAGGTCGGGCACGCGGTTCTTGACGATTTTGGTGGCCATATAAGCTCAGGGGTTGATCTGCAGGCCGCCAGCGCCCATCATGCGCGCCATCTGCACATACTGAACGCCATATTTCGTCAGGTTGAAACTGCCCGCACCCTCCACCGTGATGGAGGACACATCGCGCGCCACGCTGACGCCCGCGACCGCTTTTGCAGTCACCGGGCCAGTCATCCCTGCGAGTGACCCGGCGCCGTTTGACGCCGCCTGCACTACAGACGACAGACTGGCATCCTGCGCCAGCACCAGGTAATGCGCGGTGAGCAAGGCGGTGCCCTGATCGCTGAGCGCGCCCCACCGGGTCGGGTTGATCAGGTTCGCCGCGACGCCCAGCCAGAAAGTGACCATGGCATCGGGATAGAGGCCAGAGCCGAACTCCGGGAAGATGGCCCGGAAATCAGAGGGATTCACTTGGCGGCGTTGCGGCGAGTGCTGGCAGCGGTCTGCTCAGCGCCTTCTACGTCCGCATCGACCTTCTCTTCGACTGCGTCAGCTTTCTCTTCGGGCACCAGGTGCATTTTGACGTACCAGTGATCGGCAATCGCGTCTTCCACCTCGTGCACCCCGGCCGTAAAGCGCCGCTCGGTGGCGTCGCCGTGGGTCAGCAGAAACGGCTTTTCGACTTGAATCTTCTTCATGTTGATCTCCAGAAAACGAGGGCAGCGCTTGGGCGCCCTCTTCGGTTCATTGACGAAGGGTCAGATGCCGTCGGCGTAGCGGACGGTTTCCGGGTACACCACTTCGGTGACGCCCAGGCGGGAATACAGCGTGGTGCGCTTGAACAGGCCCATCGTTTCGAGCGGTGTTTGCATCAGG